GATCTTGTCTGGTAGGCTCTGGAAAAACCTCAATCGCATTGCCTCCCACGTTTACGTCTGGGTTGTCTTGCGTTCCTAGTTGTCGTTTTTCAATAGCCATAGTTTTTCAGTTTAACACTTCTCGCTGGTTTTAATAATAAACCGTGCGTTTACGTGGTAGTAAATCTGCCTCCATTTGATAGTCTTCATCTAACGATACGAATCCGCCTTGTCTAAATCTCATAAGTGCCATTGTAGCAGAGTCACAATAGTCGTCATGATCGCCGTATGGGAAAGATGCCATTTCCTCGATAACTTCATCTGCAAATTGGTCTTCAGTAGCCCAAACCATACCTGATTCAAAGATAGGCGCTACTGAGTTCATCCTCGCTATTTTGTCTTGACCCCGGCTTGGTGTGTAAGATGTTACCGGAATACCCATACGTCTGAGTTCTTGCGTTAGCGGAGTGCCGCTTGCTTTTGCCTCGATTAAAATACAATCAGGCTCCCAATATTTATATTCTTCCCAAGCAAGCTTTTTAAGCTCAGGGAAGTCAACTCTTACGCGCTTCGCATCTAATAATATAATCTGATCGGCCTCGCCATCAGACGGACTGAATATCGCCCATGTAGTAATCGCTGAGTAGTCTGCTGTCTCTTTTTTACTGAAGGCAGTATCGTAACTTTGTATCACATAGCTGTATGCTGGCACCTCGCCTTCCCAAGTGTTCCACCATTCTCGCTTCACGATGGATCCTTCTTCAGCTGTAGGATTTTGTAACCATTGTGAGTTCCATTTGGATACCGGGAGAGACGCCTTCACCGACAATAACTCTTCTTTCTTCCAAAACTCTGGCCAGAGGGGTGTGTCGGATTCAGGCATGATGGCAGGAAACTCCACCACCTCCCATTGATCAGCGTTTTCTTCACCCTGCTTTTTCAGAACCTTGCCAACCAAGTCTTTAGTAGACCATCGAGTCATTACAATGATGATAATCCCGCCCGGTTGAAGACGTTGTCGCGGTCCAGACGTGTACCATTCGTATGCACTTTCCATGGCTGTGGGTGACATTGCATCTTGCTCTGAGTGCGGATCGTCAATAATAAGTAAATCGGCGCCTCGTCCAGTTATTGCACCGCCGACACCAGCCGCGAAGAATTCACCGTCTTGGTTACTGGTCCATCTACCAGCAGATTTGTTGTCAGCCTGTAGTTTTAGGTCTGGAAATATCGTGCTGTATTCTTGGCTATCGATTATGTTTCTGACTTTACGTCCAAATCGAACCGCAAGCTCTGCTGTGTGAGTAGTTTGTATAATTTTGAGATTACCGCGCAAGCCCATCATCCAGCTTGGAAAGTAGGTACTCGCAAACTCAGACTTAGAGTGCCTAGGGGGTAAGCAGACTATAAGTCTTTTGAGTTTGCCTTGCGCGATACGGTTGAATTTTTCACCGATTATCTTGTGGTGGCGACCCTCTATAAAGTCTGGCCACAAGTGCTTTAGGTAACTTATAAAGTCTTTCTGACATGCCTCTTGTTTTTGCAGCTGCTCATAACGACTCAGAAGCGCGACTGCTTCTGCTTGATCCTGTTGTGACAGGATATCAAAATCTTTAAGAGACAGATCTCCCATCAGACTTCATACCAATCCTTGCCCTGCCAAAGTAAAGCCTCAGCTTCTCTGCGTCTCTCCAAGCCAGCTAAGACTACTTTTTCTCCGTTGACCGTTGCTTTGTTCCATCTACGCATCTGAGCTGGTACCTCATTCTTTTTGTTGTCATTTAAAACTTTGAGCAAAGTGCTTGATCGGAGGTTGCCGCCGCCTAGATTGAAGGTCCAAGCTATAAGAGCGTCAAACTCACATTGTTCTAATGGCACCTTTACAGCGTCATTAACAATGGATTCAAATTGTTGTAAATCTTGATCTAATAAAGATTCCGCTTCTTCTTGCGTGATCTCCATTCCTTCTTTTGTCGTGCCTGTATGCCCGTAGCCAATCGTCAGTTTCGACGCGCTGCACAAATAAGATTGTAGTTCACAACCCTCAAATTTTTTTATAAGGGCTTTGCCCTCTTCGCTAGTGACTCTCATATCATTCATATTATTCTCCCCATGTGCCGTCGTCTTTGACTCTGGCAAGTTTTTTACCGCCGTAATACTCAACGGCATGTCCTTCGTTAATAAGTGTTTTGCAAATGTCAGAGCCGTTTTGATCATACGGTATGCCAAGGATCCTGCCGTACTTGCCTTTGCCAAGCGACTTAACCTTGAATCTTCCAACACATAACTCCTTCAATCTTTCTTTTGCTTTTAGTCCTAGAGCCTTTTCAGCTAGGTTTCTGGTTCTACTCTCAGGGGTGTCGATCCCGTGAAGTCGAACACGCTGTTTAGTCAAATTTACGTCGAATCCAAGCCGGAGTGTGATATCTATTGTGTCGCCGTCAATTACCCTCTCAAGCTCGGCCTCGTACACGTATGCTTCTGGGGCATCACTCATCCGACTTCTCCTGCGTTTCCAATCCTTTATCTTGCTCTCTATAATACTCTATTATCGCAAGGACGTTGGTAACATATCTTTTTAGCTCTGCCATATTCATGCTAAGACTTTCATAACCTTGCGTCGATAATGCGTAATAAGGTTCAGCTGGCGCCTTACCTTCCTCAACAAGCTGTAGATATTCTTCCATTACTTCTGGCGTAAGCACACGCCACTTTATGTCTTGCAGGTTTACCTCTAAAGGCATAGGGGGGTGGTACATAGGTGCAGGCAAAGTAATTGTTTTGATTTCCACAGGCGCGGTTCGCGGCTGAAACAAAGAACAACCACTAACAACAAAAACTAAACTAATTACTAGCAGGTGCCTCATCTTTGCTCTCAAACATGTTTGGGTCTGTTAGCTCTGCAAACTCTGATTTTACTTTCGCCGTGCCTTTGTTGATTATATTTTCTATGAGTCCCGGCTTTGCCATGGCTAGATTATTCAGGCTATGACGCTGGAAGGTGTTTCTTAGCTGATTGACTTCGCGCATTGCTTCTTGATTCTGCGCGTTGAGTTGATTGATTTGTTCAGTGGTTTCTTTTTGCTTTGCTAAATAGTTATCTATGCTGGCGTTTTGTTCTTCTATTTTTTCTTCGAGGATCACGGCATTGGCTTTGAGCGTAGCAATTTCCTTCGCCTGCATTTGGACGAAAAACCAAAGACCGGCGGTTACTATCAAGAGTAATCCGGTAGAGACTGCTGCAATTTTGAATCCCATGTATATACTTTTAACGCCTCGCTTTTACCTTTAACTTTTATCGGTTCCAAAGATTTTAACAAATATTTGCACTTTTGTGCAGTATTGTATCCAATTAAAATATCTACTCCTGCTTCCTTCGTCGCGCTTTCTAATCTGGCGGCTACGTTTACAGCATCACCAATAGCCGTATAGTCGAATCTTGTATTCGATCCCATATTGCCGACTACCGCATCACCACTGTTCACGCCTACACCAATCGCAACGGGAACCGGTAGCTTTTCGTTCAGTTCTTTGACTCTTTTTTGTATGCGTATAGCAGCGGCCACCGCTCTGTTTTCTTGTTCTGCAAGTTCTAATGGCGCTGAGAAGATTGCCATGCAAGCATCGCCGATAAATTTGTCGATGCAGCCGCCAGCGCGTTGTATTTCCTCTACTTGCACCGTCAAAGTAGCATTCATCACCTCAGTAACCTCTTGTGGTGACAATTTTTCACTTAATGATGTAAAGCCACGCAAATCAGTGAACAAAAACGTGCAATATCTCGTTTCACCGCCTAATTTCAACAAATCTGGGTCTTTTTGAAGCTGTTTTACCTGTCTAGGATCCAAATAATGCTCAAATTGCTTCTTAATTTGCTGTCTTAGGCGGTATTGGGTGCGAAAATTCAAATAAAACGCCCCTGAAGCTGCAAAAAACTGCGAAATCAGGCTCCAAGTCACGTCTAGAAGCACTCCAGACTGTATTAAGTAGACTCCAGAGTACGCTGTAAGGCCGAATATTGTTAAAAATGAGGTTATACCCCA